TTCTACAAAATTGTATTTTAATCCTTCAACAGGTACATTAAACTCGACTATTTTTAACACACTGTCGGATGAAAAGAGTAAAGAAAATATACAAACTTTAGAAGATGCTGTTTTCAAAGTGATGCAAATGAGAGGTGTGAGCTTTACCTGGAAAGATAATAAAAATAAAGCTATAGGTGTGATTGCACAGGAAGTTGAAAAAGTAATACCGGAAATTGTAAACACAAATGAAAATGGAATCAAGTCTGTTTCTTATGACAGCATTATTGGTTTATTAATCGAGGCAATAAAAAAACAACAAGGACAAATTGAAGAATTGAAGAAACAAATAGAGTTTCTAAAACCAGAGAATAAATAACCCATAAGGGGAAAATATGCCATCAGTAACAAATAGACAAACACTCAAAGAATATTGCCTTCGTAGACTTGGTTTCCCAACAATCGAAATCAACGTTGATGACGACCAGGTGGAAGATCGAATTGATGATGCATTCCAATACTGGCAAGACTACCATTATGATGCACTTCAAAAAGTTTATTACATCAAAGCACTGACGCAAACTGATATAACAAACAAATATATTAACTTATCTCCATCGGTCACACTCGACACCGGTAATAATTCAGTAAATATTGTTGGTGTTACAAGAGTTTTTCCATTGTCCGACTCTATCAATTCGAACAACATGTTCGACTTACGTTATCAACTCCGTTTGAATGAGTTGTATGACTTCACATCTGCATCATATGTAAACTATACACTCACAATGCAGCACCTACGTTCACTGGAGTTGTTGTTCACAGGTGAAGTGCCTATTAGATTTCAGCGCCACATGCATAAACTTTATTGTGATTGGGGTTGGGGTACAGCAGTCAACGCAGGTTCAGTTGTTATTGCAGAATGTTATGCAATGATTGATTCTGCTCAATACGCATCAGTATGGAATGATCGTTGGCTCAAAGAATATGCCACAGCACTCATCAAGAAAAATTGGGGTTCCAATCTTAAAAAGTTTGCTGGTGTTCAACTTCCCGGTGGTGTTATGTTAAACGGCCAAACAATTTTTGATGAGGCTACAGAAGAAATCAAGGCACTTGAACTTGAGATGCAATCCAAATATGAACTACCGATAGATTTCTATCTGAACTAATGCACAAACACCATATAATACCAAAACATGCGGGTGGTTCGGATGATACATCCAATCTAATTCTTCTGACAGTAGAAGAACACGCAGAAGCACATCGTTTGTTATTTGAACAATATGGCCGTTGGCAAGACCAAGTTGCATGGAAAGCATTATCTGGCATGATAGGTAAAGAAGAAATCATATATGAAATTCATAAGAAAATGAATTTAGGTAGATTCCCTTCGGCTGAAGTACGTGAAAAAATGGCCAAGGCCAAAAGAGGTAGAAAAATTCCAGCCGAACATGCTGAGGCATTACATAATGGTAGAAAAAATTCAAAAAATAGTAAAGAACATAATGAAGCAATTTTAAAAGCAAAACTTGGTGTCGCATTAACCACAGAACATAAAAATAAAATATCAAAAAGAAGAAAAGAAAATCCTGATGTAAAATTTCTTGCAAGTAAAGCAGGTAAAATAAGTTCCGATAAATATAAATCTGATCCAGAAAGACAAAAAGCACATTCCGAGAGAATGAAACTTTGGTGGAAACAGAGAAAAGAAGAAAGAGTAGGAACCTAAAATTGCGACCAATTTGTATTTTAACAATTTCGGAAGTAATCCAGAGCAAAGGCTTATGGAAGACTTGATGATTGAAACAATTAAAATAAACGGCGTGGACGTATATTACATTCCAAACATCAACGAGTCTGCTAGAGACTTGATATATGGTGAAGACCCATTGAAGAAATTTACTGCCGCATATCCACTAGAACTCTACATCACAAACGTAGATGGTTATGAAGGTGAAAGAGAATTTTTTTCTAAATTTGGTTTGGAAATTCGGAACAACATGTCCGTGATTGTTTCTAAGCGTTCTTTTGCCCGTTGGGTTCCACAAACATATGTAAGGCCAAGAGAAGGTGATTTGATTTACATTCCTTTCTTTTCACAAACTGGTGAAATGTATGAGATTAAATACGTAAATTACTCAGAGGCTTTCTATGTGTTGGGTAACAAATATCCATATTTTTATAAATTAGAACTTGAGAAATT